GATGCAAAACCTGCAGCTGGAGACCATGAAGCTCCAAGCTGAAGTCGAAAAACTCCAGTCCGAAGCGGCTGTAAACGTCGCCAAGGTACAGGAAGTAGCGGAAGTGAATCCGCAAGCGCGTCTGGCTGAGCTACAAGCGAAGCTCCAGATGAACCAAGAGCAGCTAGCCCTCCGCAGAGAGCTTTCTGCTGCTACCAACGAAATCCGCCAAGGGCAAAGTGAGACTACTGCCGCAGCCAAGATAGCTGCGGAGGCTATGAAGCAAGGTAGAAGCGCTACGCGCACAGCTGGACCAACCCAACCAACCCAATAGGACTTTGATATGAGCACCAAAGACGAATCAACTGAAGACAAGCCGCTGGAATTTGACGTAATGCCAGGGGCTGATCGCCCCGAAGAGGACGACACGCCTGCGCTTGACCTAAGTTTTACGCAGGAAGAGGAACCAGAAGCCGTTGTCGAAGAGGAACCCACTGTCGCTGAAGCCGAAGAATCGGAAGAAGAACCTGAAGCCGAAGATTCCGAAGAGGACGTGGCCGAAGATGAAGCCGAAGAAACCGAAGCAGCTGTCGAGGAGGTAGAGGAAGCCGAAGAAGCGCCGGAAGAACCTGCCCCCGAGCCTAAGAAAGCGACTAAAAGCAAAATGGTTCCTAAAGCCCGCCTCGATGAGGTGCTTGCAAAGCAGAAAGCCCTACAGAAGCAGCTTGATGAGATAAATGCTGCCAAAGAAAAAGCTGAAGAAGCGCCCGAAGCCTACGATTTCGATGAGAAAGAAGTCGAATACCAGAACATGGTGCTCGATGGGGAGACAGAAAAAGCTGTAGCTCTGAGACGAGAGATTAGAAAGGCGGAGCGCGAGCAGCTTGAGTACGAAATGCGCCAAGAAATGACGCAAACCGTAACTCAAGACCGCCAAATGAACGCGCTTCAGCAGGCTGCGACCGCTATGGAAGAAGCGTATCCCGTTTTCGACCGTAACTCAGCGGAGTTCAACGAGGATTACACGAACGAAGTCCTCGAACTGCGTGATGCGTTCATGTCCACCGGCTATGACGTAGTAGACGCGCTGTCAAAAGCCGTCAAATACGTCGTGAAAGACCACGATTTAGATCAAACGGAAGAAAGCGCACCGAGTTTGGCTGGGAAAGCGCCGTCTGTAGACGAAGTTGCCAAGAAACGCGCGCAAGTGAGCAAAAAACTGAAGGCCGCAGAAGCCCAACCACCTGAATTGCCAGGTGAAAGTTCCTCGGTTCATGGAGAGAAAGGTCTAGACGTCTCCAACATGACCGAAGAAGAGTTTGATGCGCTGCCTGAAGCCACCCTGAGACGCCTACGCGGCGATATTTTGTAAGGAGCAGCCTAAATGGCGAGTGAAAGAGACCCACGATTAGCCCGAGCAGGTGTCTCGGGCTTCAATAAACCTAAGCGGACGCCTAATCACCCGAAAAAATCGCACATTGTTGTGGCTAAAGAGGGAGATAAGATCAAAACCATACGGTTTGGTGAGCAAGGGGCTAAGACTGCGGGCAAACCCAAGGCTGGGGAAGGCGACAAGATGCGTAAGAAGCGCGCCAGCTTCAAAGCACGCCACGCTAAGAACATATCCAAGGGCAAAATGAGCGCGGCCTATTGGGCCAATCGCGTGAAGTGGTGATCTGATGGCTAGAACAGACGAACCTAAATGGAAACGCATTGTCGCGTCGGTTAAGGCGGGCTCAGCTGGCGGAAAACCTGGCCAGTGGTCAGCCCGTAAGGCGCAAATCGCGACGCAGCGCTACAAAAAGTCAGGTGGCGGTTATAAGGGCCCCAAAACAAAGGCTCAGAAGTCGCTGTCTAAGTGGACTAAAGAGGAATGGGGGACAAAGTCCGGTAAAAACTCAACTCAAGGAAGTAAAGCGACAGGTGAAAGGTATCTCCCGAAGAAGGCTCGAAAAGCTTTATCAGACAAGGAGTACGCTGCCACTTCCCGAAAGAAGCGGGAAGACACAAAGAAAGGCAAGCAGTTCTCAAAGCAGCCAAAAAAGATAGCGAAGAAGACAGCGCGGGTTCGAAAAGCGAGCCACCGCCCTAGCCGACGCAGTTGATTTAGGTGTTGCATACGTATATTAGTATCGCTAATATTCTATGTATATTCGTCCATCAGAGCGATATCTGATCGGCCCGTAGCCGTAAAAAACGTAACCATCGCCTGCACAAGGCGTTAAACCTGCCGAGGTCGCTCTCGTTAAAACGCGCTAGTTCGTCGTCCCACGACACGGGAACACGGATTAGCCGCTCCAGTAAGTCGGCTAAACGAGCGGCTTTATTAGCTGCGCTATTAATACGACAATTTTATGGAGGCCATCATGGCTTTAACGAACTTCGGTACGCTTACGGGCGACCAACTGCAGATGTGGTCGCGTGAATTCTGGAAAGTAGCACGCAACCAATCTTTCATTAACCAGTTCGCTGGTACTGGCTCTAACGCGATGGTTCAGCGAATCACTGAACTGACCAAGAACCAGAAAGGCACGAAAGCAAACATTACGTTGCTTGCTGATATGACTGGTGACGGTATCACTGGTGATAACACGCTAGAAGGGAACGAAGAAGCCCTACGCGCGTATGACATCACCATTGAGCTAGATCAGCTACGTTTTGCTAACCGCATCGCTGGCCGTATGACGGACCAGAAGACAGTGGTTAACTTCCGTGAGCAGTCTCGCGACGCCCTTGCGTATGCAATGGCTGACCGTTGTGACCAGTTGGCATTCTTGACTCTGTCAGGTGTTGCTTACACTCACAAAAACAATGGTGCTCTGCGTACTACCTCTTCTTCTGCTGGCCACGAGTTGGTAGATCTGGAGTTTGCGTCTGACGTTTCTGCACCTACTGGTGATCGCCATCGTCGAATAAGCGGAACCTCGATAGCGGCTGGCGACACTACCGCTGTTACAGCTTCTGACAAGTTGGCCTACCGCCACGTTGTAGAACTGAAAGCCTACGCTAAGGATAACTACATCCGAGGTATTCGCGGTGCTGGTAACCAAGAAACCTTCCATATGTTTGTTACTCCGCAGCAAATGGCTGACCTCAAACTTGATAGCGATTTCTTGGCCAACGTGCGTAATGCCGGTGTCCGAGGAACTGGCAACAGCTTGTTTGCGGGTTCTTCAAGCCTGATGGTAGACGGCGTGATGATCCACGAGTTCCGTCATGTGTTTAACACTACTGGCGCAACTTCTGGTGCTTCCGCTAACGCTGGTGCAGCTGGCTACAAGTGGGGTGCTGACGCTGACGTAGACGGTGCTCGCGCATTGTTCTGCGGTGCGCAAGCGCTCGCACTGGCTGATATCGGTCTGCCTGAGATGGTTGAAGACACCTTCGACTATGGCAACCAGTCAGGCATCTCTGTAGGCAAGATCTTCGGTCTCCGTAAGCCTAAGTACAACTCAGACATTTCTGGTAGTGCTCAGGACTTCGGTGTTATCGCCCTCGATACTGCCCAGTAAGACTGTCGCCCCCTCTTCGGAGGGGGCTTTTTTTGGAGTGTACGGATGAGAAAAAGACCCTACGCGAAGCCGAAGAGCTCACCTACAACCAGCCGTAGCGCCCGATTGAAAGCGACGGTGGCTCGTATGAAAACGAAGAGACAGGCGGCTAGAGCTGAAGAAGCGAAGAAAGAAGCTGAGAGGCTAAACACTGTATCTAGGAAGAGAAAGGCCCCTGCGACAACTGGGCAAAAGAAAAAGGCCGGCTCCTCTACCAAGAAGGTCGCGGCCAAGAAGCCGGTTCCACCTAAAAATCCAAGAACAGGTCGTAGAGGTGGTTCAGTAGATTCAAAAACCAATATGGACTTCGACGCGGCACCTCGAAACACGAATAGAAACCCCCGTGCTCGTGCTCTTAGTATGCAACGCGACAAGACCGGTGGCGTAAAGACCAAAGCAGGCGAGTACAAAGTATTCAAGAAGAAGTCACAGGCTGCAGGCAGCTTTCGCTCAGCTTTCGCTACGGCGAAGAAAGCAGGCAAGAAGACATTCACTTGGAACGGCAAGAAGTACACCACCCAAACTAAGTAGGCAATAAATCATGAAGATTGTTAGCAGCGAAGGCTTACGCGTCACAACAATGGGCGGAACCGCCGTCTTGTTCGAAGCAGGCGTACCTCGGGAAATATCTGAGGAGATTGGTCTTTTAGCGATCCAACAGGGAGCAAAAGAACTCAAGGGTTCTACTGTTGTTGAGGAAGAAATAGATGTCTCGGTTGTCGAAGAAACAGCTGTCGAGGAGATCGTGCAGCTGGACTCAGAGTTAGTAACCGTCCTTGAAAAGATGATGGATGAAGGTGACCCAGACAATTTTAAGACGGACGGCTACCCGAAGGCAGCGGCTGTAAACAAAGCTGTTGGGAGAACTGTTGATACAGACGCCCGAGAAGCTGCTTGGGAATCAATTCTGAACTCATAGGTATATGACATGACAGTATCAGTACAAAGCGTAATCGACCGAGTGCAGACCGTGCTCCAAGATACAACAGGTGTCAGATGGCCCATAGTGTCCGAGCTTGTGCTTTGGGTGAACGACGCTCAGCGCGAAATCGCTTTGCTGAAGCCCGACGCGTCGGCTAAAAACGAGACCATAACTTTGGCCACGGGCACCAAGCAGGATATACCTTCTGGCGGCAACCGCCTGTTAAAGGTCGTACGCAACATGTCTGCTGCGTCTGGTGGCACGGGTAAGCGCTCTGTAAGGCTCGTAGATGCTGAGGTGCTAAACGGTCAGACCCCCGACTGGCATGACCCCTCCGTAACAGGCGACGCTGCTCACACTAATATCGTGAAGCATTACGTCTATGAAGAATCGAATCCTCGAAACTTCTACGTCTACCCAGGTGTCGCAGGTAGCGCGTACTTAGAGATTATCTACTCTGCCAACCCCGACACAGTTGCGCAGGACGGGAATCTAGATATCCCAGACATTTTCGCGAACGCTGTAATGAATTACGTGATGTACATGGCTTATATGAAGGATGCCGAGTACGCAGGAAATGCTCAGCGCGCTGGCACTCATTATCAGATCTTTCAAGCGCAGGTAACTGGGAAAGGCCAGATTGACGCGATCACGAACCCCAATATAGAACGCAGAGAAACAGCGGGAGCGTAACGCATGGCGATTTCGTACGAAACGCTACTTCCTGAGATTCTACCGATGGTGTCTGGGTGCTCCGACACAATGGTAGAGAACAGCGTCCGCGCGGCCGTTATCGAGTTGTGTGAGATGTCTGAGGTATATCAGTCTGAGCTTGATCCAGTGACCACTGTCGGTGGCATTTTTGAGTATGACCTCGAACCGCCAAGCGGTACTTCGGTCCAAAAGATCCTCTGGGTTACGCACGAAGGGAAAGATTTAGAACCGCTGTCAAGCACGTTGCTTGAACAGCGGATCCCCAAGTGGAGAGAAGGCAACGGTGTACCCGAATACTTCGTGCAGCAAAGCTCCCAGACGTTTTGGCTAACCCCTGTGCCTACAACGACGTCTGTATCTAGCACGATTGTGCGCGCAGTGCTGAGGCCGACTCACACAAGCACCGCCTGTGACGACGATGTAATGGACCGTCATAGGGACACGATTGTCAACGGAGCCTTATTCCGATTGCTGCGGATACCAAACAAAGATTGGACGGATTTGACAGGCGCAGGCATGTACGGGTCTTTATTTAACGACGGTTTGAAGCGCGCTGAGTTACATGCTCGCGGAGCGGACACCGGCATAGCTAGGAAGGTTCGATATGGCGGAAGTTCAGGCGCTTTGCGCACAAGACGCCGACGTTACGGTAGCGGAGGATAAACCAGTTTTCGCGCAGGTCCGTGAAGAATGGGACTGGGTGAAGTGCGGAATAGAAGAAATTTTAGCTGAGCAGACTCAGCTTACGTTTAGACCAGAAGATGTATATGCAGCTTGTCTAAACGGAGAAGCCCACCTTTGGGTAGCACCAGAGGGGTTTGTAATCACCACCACAGAGGTGGACGAATTCACTGGTGCAAAGACATTTTTGGTGTGGCTTGCATGGGCAAAGAAACGCGGAGCTAGTTGCGTGATTAAGTACTACTCCTTCTTTGCGCGGGTCGCGAAAGACAGCGGCTTCTTAAATATAGAAGTCAGAACGCCCCTAACGGCGCTGGAGGATTACCTACTCGCCGAGGGTTGGAAGAAAGACACAGTGGTTTATACGAGAGAGTTGTAATGGGTAGCAAACCGAAGAGAAGCGATTACAAGG